GGGTAATTCAGCAGCAGAAGGGGCGTGGTAATACACCCCCAGACGGAGGTACTCCACCGGAGGGTGGCTCTCCCCCGCAAGGAGGAGGCCCACAGCCTACTCAGCCGCCTCCGAAACCTAGGCCGTTTACTCCTCCTGCCCCGACAGTAGCTCCTACAGATGCTCCAGTGGCTGTTACTCCTCCGGTAGTTGCCCCACCTAAACCCAAGCCAAAAGATGTAAAAAAGAAGCTCCCAGAAGCTAAGAAAGTAGTAAAGCTTTTTGACATAGGAAATGAAGGGTCTATCTGGGAGCAGGGTATCGCCACAATGGATGACTTTTTAGCTTTAGGTAAGGCACTGAATTTAACGATAAAAATATCAAAAAATCAGTCAGCTTTCGATAAGTTTAGAAAGTCTGTCGGGTTCTATGGTGTCAACGGTAAAAGTCTGCGCGGCTTCCACACCAATGTAAAATTTGGCTCTGGTGGGCGCATGGATGATTCGCAGAAGAACATCATTGGCGTAAAGCAGCTAAAAGGCTCTGATGATCTTCAAGTGTTAATGACACTGGCTCACGAAATCGGACACGACATAGAATCTACAAGTAAAAAGAAGAACGCACGGGCTTACGCTAGTTACAACATGCACCCAGAAAGTGCTGGTCAAACATACATGGTAGAGGGGTCTTTCAGAGAGTATCTTAATGGCTTAAATTCGGCGGTTACAAAGAACCCAACTAACTCCACTGCTGAAAAGAAAATTACAGATGAGATAGACAATCTACAAAATCTCGTTGGCGTTTTCTTTGAGAAAGACGCAGCATTAGGAAAGAAAAACATAAGAGTCTCTTGGCAAAGAGATTTTTATAAGTCAATAAAAGATATGAATCCTAAAGAAGCAACTCCAGAATTTATAGCTACTGAGATGGCTAAGTATAAAAAAAGATTACACCCATCACAGCGTAGACATATAGAGTATGTGAAAGATGCAGCGGAGTTTGCTACAGACCCTATCTGGGTCTATATGGCTAACCCTCGCTTAATGAAAGAAGTTGCACCAAACACCGCCAAAGAAATACAAAAGTTCTTTAGCGGTATGCAAAAAGACTTCCCTGTAAGTTTCCATGCCAACCCAGTCGCGACAATTTTAGCTATTGTAATGGCGGGAATGGTAGCAACCGGAGATGAAGAGGAGCAACAGCCCGCTCAAGCACCACAGGGCGGCCTTGTCAGCATGTAGTCACACCACATAAGGAGAGTTATGTGAATCCAAAAGTAATAGATTTAGTCCTGTATTTACAGGCGATAAAAGATGTAGACGATAGTGCTTATCTAACCCCCTCGCAGCGCATCCAGATATTCAAAGAGATGAAATACGAGCTTCCTCCAGAGATGATATGCCATTTATGTGGCCACACTAGAGGAATACTAGAAACACTACTAAAGGATAAATCGTCTGATGGAAACCAAGCCAAAAAGAAAACAACGCGCAAAAGCACCCCCGAAGCCAAAGACCTACCCGAAGAAAGCGACACCCAAAAGCAATCACTACTTTTCGACACTGATGTCCACCCCAGAGGGGAGAGCGTTGAGAAAGGAGTGGTCAAACAAGCCGCGAAAAAACGGGGGAAGGCCAAAGGGGGTTCCTGATGGATATCGCAAAGATACTATTGCTCCATTACGCGCCCAAGCCAAGATTGATGCCAATAAGGTAGTAGAGATTATGAGCGACAAATACAACATCGAAGATGAGTACCAGAAAGAAGCACTCCATACGGCAGTAGAAGTAATGCGCCTAGTTGGTGAGACCAGAGAACGTCTGGCGGCTGCACGATTGGTTCTCGACTTTACGAAAAGTAAGCCAGCCAGTAAGTCTGATGTCTCTATATCGAAGGCAGAAGATTTCCTAGCTTCACTATTGCAAGAGGATGAGCAGCCCGATGCACCAGAAGATAGCAAAGATACGGAAAAGGTTGCTGACTGATTTCAGCTACTACTCTAACGCCTCCTTAAAGATAAGAACTAAGTTAGGCAACATTTCCCCCCTCAAGTTAAATTCAGCACAGAAAATCCTAAACAAAGCAGTCGAGGACCAGATAGACACTGAAGGCAAAGTCCGTGTGATTATCTTGAAGGCCCGACAGCAGGGACTATCTACATACACTGGTGGTTACCTCTATTTCTCTGTAAGTCAAAAAGCTGCATGTAAGGCTATGGTCATTACTCACCATGCCGATTCTACCCGTGCGCTTTTTGATATGACTAAGAGATTCCATGAGCATTGCCCAGATATTCTGAAGCCTCACACAAAGTATTCCTCAAGACGGGAGATGAATTTTGACGTACTTGATAGTAGCTTTGTGGTTGCAACAGCGGGTGGAGAATCTATCGGTAGAGGCGAAACGCTTACTCATGTACACGCATCAGAGTTGGCTTTCTGGCAGAAAAGTACCGCTTTGGATAACTGGAACGGCCTTACACAGGCAGTCCCTAATGCTAAAGGTACGGCTATTTTTGTCGAAAGTACGGCCAATGGTGCAACAGGCATTTTTGCTGACTTATGGCGCGGTGCGGTGGATGGCTCTAATGGTTATGTACCAGTTTTTATTCCTTGGTTTACTGATGTTGATTACCGTGAAAAAGTTACAGACAACTTTGAGAGAACGCCTGACGAAGAAGACCTAGCCGAGCTTTATGATTTAGACAATGAGCAGCTAATGTTTAGGCGCAGAAAGATTGCCCAAAATGGCATCGATTTGTTTCGCCAGGAATATCCTAGTGAGCCTGATGAAGCCTTCTTGACTACAGGCCGACCAGTGTTCAACCCAGAGCAGCTATCTAAGAATTTAAAGACTACCAGAGACCTCCAAGAGCGTCTTGCCCTTGAGGCTGGTGAGTTCGTAAATAATGCCCGTGGTGAACTTAGTACCTATAGAAAGCATGTCGAAGGTGAGCAGTATGTCATCGGTGCAGACGTTGCTATGGGAGTTAGAGGTGGCGATTACTCTGTATGCCAAGTACTTGACTCCCAAAAGCGTCAGGTAGCGACATGGAGAGGACACGCACATCCTGATTACTTTGCTGAAGTTCTTTATGCACTTGGTGAGTACTACAACGAAGCCTATATCTGTGTGGAGAATAACTCTCACGGAATCCTGACCTGCACTAGGTTAGGCAAGGATATGGCTTATCCTAATTTTTATACTGAAACACAGATAGACAAGCTTACTGACCGAGAGACTACAAAGCTCGGCTTCACGACTACCCAGAAGACTAAGCCTTTGATCATTGACCAACTACGCGCAGTAATGCGGGAAGAACAGTTGGAAATTAATTGCAAGGTAACTCTACGCGAAATGCTTTCTTATATCGTGACTGAGAGCGGAGCTATGCAGGCAGAAGCAGGTTGCTTTGATGACTGCGTAATGGCTCTTGCACTTGCTAATCATGTCCACACGGGCGCATGGACTCCTGTGGAATCAACTGACAATTTTTATATTGAAATGGTTTAAATATGGCAAAGAAAAAAGATTACAAGAAACTCTCTGATGAAGAGATACTTGCGATATGCGATGACAACGTAGGGCGGTCTGTTGGTTACCACGATAGTGAGTTAAGCCGTGAGAGAGCCAATGTTATGGACTACTACAGCGGTGATAAGCCGAAGCCTATCCATGATGGCAACTCCAAGTACGTTTCTCTAGATTGCTGGAACGGAATCGAGTCAATGAAGGCTGCTCTACTAGAGACCTTTAGCGCGGGGAGCAAGATAGTACGATTTGATCCCCAGTCTGCTGACGATGTAAAGATGGCTGCCACCTGTACTTCATACACAGAATATGTGGCCCACCGACAGAACGACCTCTATTCAATTATGTCCTCAGTCATACATGATGGCCTCATTGCTAGGGCAGGCATTGCCAAAGTATTCTGGCAAGCGCAGGAAGAGACCACATCCGAGTTCTTTGAGAACTTGACTGAAGATGAGCTAGATATGCTCTTATCTCAAGATAATATTGAGCTAGGAGAGCATGAAGAAGATGAAATTGGACTAACCTCTGGTGAGATAAGAATAACTAGAGATACGAGCCAAGTAGTCATCGAAAACATCCCTCCAGAAGAATTTTTAATTGAGTCACAAGCAAAGTCATTGGACAGTGTCTTGTTCTGCGCCCACCGCACCAAGAAGACATTATCTGACCTACGACTTATGGGTTACTCAGACAAACTCCTAGACAAAATTGGCGAGCATACTGATGTGGACTTGGATACTGACCTAGAAGTCTTATCCAGACATGACTCTGTGAACGCTGATAGAGGCTTCAACACCGAAGGTTACCAAGATCAAGTTAGATCGGTAATGGTGCATGAAGTCTACTTGGAGATAGACGTTGAGGGGTCGGGAGTAGCAGAACTATATAAGATAATGAAAGCCGGTAATGTGCTTCTTGAAAAAGAGAAGGTTAATAGAAAACCATTCATTACATTCGTTCCGCTCCCGATCCCTCACGCCTTCTACGGTAACAACTTTGGTGCAAAGCTAATTGATACCCAGAATGCGAGAACCGTGCTTACAAGGTCTATCCTTGATCACGCAATGATTACCAACAACCCCCGATATACAGTGCTGAAGGGTGGTCTAACTAACCCGAAGGAACTTATCGATAACAGGGTAGGTGGTCTGGTCAATGTAACACGGCCTGATGCCATAGCCCCGATGATGCAGTCTCCGCTAAACCCGTTTACCTTCCAGACGCTCTCGATGCTTGAGTCGAACATGGAGGATACGACTGGTGTCAGTAAGCTGTCTCAGGGTCTTGATAAGAATGCTGTTTCAAAGCAAAACTCAGCGGCTATGGTGGAGCAGTTAGCCACCATGTCTCAGCAGCGCCAAAAGATAATAGCGCGTAATTTTGCAACGCAGTGGGTTAAGCCCATGTACCAGCTAATTTACCAGCTAGTAATTGAGAATGAAGATCAAGCGAAGCTCATCGAAATCAATGGTGAGTATGTCGAGATTGATCCAAGCGCATGGGCAGATAAACGTGATGTAACTGTAGAGTTATCCCTTGGCTATGGAGAGCATGAAAAAGAAAGCCAGAAGTACATGGCTATGCACCAAACTTTCCAATCTGACCCAAGCCTTCAAAAGATGTACACCGCTCAGAACCAGTACCAACTAATCTCTAAAGTAATGGAGATGGCGGGTATTAAGAATGTTGGTGAGTTCCTTACAAACCCAGATGAGTTGCCACCAGAGCAGCCTGATCCAGCGCAAGAACTTCAGATGGAGCTTATGAAGAAGCAGCTTGAAGTACAAGAGCGCCAGACAGCCTTGGGCGAGATGAAGGCACAGATGGATGTAGAAAACATGAAGATGAAGCTCGAACTTGAGCGTCTTAAGGCTGAGAACCAATTCGCAATTCAAAGCGATAAGGTTGATCTCAGTGAAGCGCAACTTAATCACAAGAAAGTAATTGATACCGCAGAACTTCTACTTGCACAGCAAGCAGATGAGATTACGGCTATTGCCTCAGTTAATGGATGACCCGTTGTAAATAATGTTCTTAAGGAGAGCAGTAATGACTAGTGAAGAAGAATTAGTAACCAAAGGCCATGACGCAGAAATGCTACTTGGTTTAGAGGCTTTTACCAATACGGTAAATACTCAAATAGAAGCTGCAACACAGCAGTTTTTTGCGAGTAGCCCAGAAGACTATGAAATGCGTGAAGATGCCTACTTGCAGTACCGTGCCTTGGCTGATCTCGTAAGCACTCTAAGACAACAAGTTGAAGTCTTAGATCAAATCAAATCAAAAGCAACACCAGAAGAGGAGTAGCACTATGTCAGAAGATAACGTGCAACAGGACTTTGATTTTGGAAGTGTCGATAGTACGGCAGAAGCCATTTTAGCAAGCTGGGAAGACGCTGATGAAAGTCAGCCATCTGAAGAAGGTGAGTTAGAGGCAGCAGAGGATTCTACTAGCGAAGAAGAGACTGAAGTAGATGAAACTGAAGAAGAGGAAGATGAAGAAACCAAAGAAGAAGATGAGACTGAAGAAGACCCTGATGAGTCCCAGGATACCGAAGAGGATGCAGAGAGTGAGCCAGAAGAAGTTGATCTGTCTGATGAAACTCTTGTTGAACTCCAAGTTGATGGCGAAACGAAACAGGCATCTTTAAAAGACCTCAAGAGACTCTACGGGCAAGAAGCATCTCTCACAAGAAAGTCTCAAGAAACAGCGAACCAAAGAAAAGAAGCTAATGAAGCACTGGAACGTGCAGATGCATCATTACAAGCGATGCTGACTCGCGCACAAGAGCGTTACGCGCCATATGAAGAAGTCGATATGTTGGTTGCCTCACGGCAAATGAATCCCGATGACTTTGCGGCACTACGCGCTGAAGCAAAAGCAGCAGAAGGCGATCTTAAATTCCTTCAAGAGGAAGCTAATAGCTTCTATGGGGAACTCCAAAACAAAAAAGCAGCACAGCAGCAAGAGAGTGCAAAGCATTGTATTGAGGTTCTTCAGAAAGAGTTACCAGAGTGGAACACGGAGTTGTACAACGACATCCGAAAACACGCTATTGGAAGCGGTCTACCAGCAGAGTCTGTCAATCAATATACCGATCCTAACGTGATCATGTTGCTTCATAAAGCAATGATGTTTGACAGGTCAAAGCAAGTAGCCAAGACAAAGAAAGCCAAAGCACCCACAAAGATTCTACGCAGCAAGAAAGCGCCACCTACTAAAACTGATCAACGTATCAGCAAGCAGAAGGCAGCGCAGGAACGTATGCGGAAAAGTCCGAGCGGAGGTAATGATCTAGATGACATTGCAGAAATGCTAATGGCTAATTGGGACGCTGAATAACCCCCTTTTTTAATTTAATTTTATAGGTAAAACAACATGACGACCCTGACAACGTATGCAATCGTGGGAAAAAAAGAAGATGTCTCACAAAGTATAGAAAATATATCTCCTAGTGCAACTCCTTTTCAAACTATGATCAAAAGCGAGAAGGTTTCTGCTCGTAATTTTGACTGGTTAGAAGATTCTTTGAGGGCAAGTTCCGCAGCGGGTCTCGTAGAAGGAGCAGACGCGAGTATGACAGCGGTAGGGCAACCTACTTCTCGTTCAAACGTCACTCAGATCATTGGTGAATCTTTCCAAGTATCTGCAACTTCTGACGCAGTAGCTACCCACGGCAGGGCTAAGGAGACAGCCTATAATTTGGCCAAAGTTTTACGCTCCCTCAAGAAAGACGTGGAAAAGTCCATGTGCGGTGTATCTCAGGCAGCGGTAAATACCAACGCCAATACTGCGCGCAAGATGGCTTCAATTGACCAGCAGATTTCTACTACATTAGACGCGGGTTCAAACGCTACCGATGCGCTTACAGAAGCAAAGTTGCTTGACTTAGCACAGACCTGCTACATCAACGGTTCTGATCCTACAGTACTTATGATCAAGCCTGCTGACAGTCTAATCATTGGCGGCTTTGCGTCTGCCTCTGGACGTGAGCGAGACATTGGTGCAAGCCAGACACTTGTTAATACCATCTCGGTACTCGTGACCGCCTTCGGCACCTTTAAGGTTGTACTTAATCGTGAGAATCTTGCTACCAACGCATACCTGATCGATCCTTCAATGTTCAAGCAATGTACCTTACGTCCATTTACTCGCACTCTGCTTGCGAAAACCGGAGACTCTGACAAACATCAAGTTTTAGCGGAGCTTTCTGTAAAACATACAAGCTTTGCAGATAGCGGAATGATCACCGGACTTTCTTAAGTCCTAGCTAGATGATTGGGGGCGGGGATGACGGTAAGGGTTTTGCTCTCCTTAACTTGCCAGACTCTCCGTCCCCTCTTTAGTTTTTAAAGGAGATGTTACAAATGTCACAAAAAAAAGATTCACTGATCTACCACGATATTCAAAATAGATTCATGTTTGAAAACAAAGGTGACGAGAATGTCATCGAGCAAAAGCAGCACATACCTACATCCTTTTTAGATGATCTCCGAAGACAGCGTGAGAACTCTTTGAACCAAAAGGAAGGTGAGTTTATGAGTGTTGCCGAAGTCCCTGTAGCAATTTATGAGCAGTGGCTGAAAGAAGGTTTTGACATGATGAAAGAAACTCCAAAGGCTATCCTGATGCGACTAAAACAGCAGGATTTAAACGCTTTCATAACGACTAAAAAGCAGGTGTAAAATGAACTACGGTCAAATCCGTACACACTTCAAAGCGTTACTCAATCGCTCAGATATTACTGATGCATTAGCAGATACTTTTCTAGAGCAAGGAATCGCCAGGATACAAAGAAGCCTGAGAATTCCTGCTATGGAAAGCCAGCACAAATACACATTCTCAACTCTTACATCCAAGGTTACGTTACCCGCTGACTTTTTAGAAGCTATTGACGTTTACTTTTTAAACGTAGCTTTAACACGGTTGCCGATGCGAGAGATTCAAGGACTACTTTCAAGTGCTGAGACAGGAAGTCCAGTCTATTTTGCTAGAGAAGGGAGTGAGTTCCTTATGTTCCCGCGTCCTTCATCTGGCACTTTAGTGATGAACTACTATTCGATCTTTTCAGAACTCAGCGCAGACTCGGATACAAATGTCTTAAGCGACATTGCTCCAGATTTAATAATCTATGCAGCACTAACTTATGCATCGGATTACTTCTTAGACGATAGAGCAGAAATTTGGAATGCTAAGTTCTTTACTTTCATAGATGAGATACAGACGCAAGCAGTTGAGCAAGAACTGACAGGAACGCTACAGGTAATGCGTCCTGCTTACTCCATCCATTAGAAGGTAATTTGAAAATGGCAAAATCCTCGTTTTTCAGTGGTTCTGGAGTCACATCCACCAACACTACAGCGATAGAAAGTTCGGCCACTGCTGCAACCGCAGCAGCTACTGAAGCGGCTGCAAGTGCCGTAACGGCTTCTGCGGCTTCTGCTACTGCTACTGGTGCCGTTAGTTCAAACCTAGCAAGTGCCGTTGCGGCTGAAGCATCTAGAGTAGCCTCCGTTGCTGCGAAAGTTTCTGCCGAAACTGCTGAGACAAACGCAGAGACTGCACAAGCAGCCACGTTGTCTTTAAAGAATGCCACAGCTACTTCTGCCGCTGCCTCAGAAACTTCAAAAACAGGGAGTGCCGCAAGTGCCGCAACAGCGACAACTAAAGCATCAGAAGCTTCAACATCATCGACAAACTCAGCTACGAGCGCAGCGACTGCGACTTCAAAAGCTGCCGACAGTGAAACTGCAAGAGCAGCAAGTGTCGTTGCAAAAGACGCTTCCGTAGTCGCGAAGGATGCTTCGGTGGCTGCGAAAGATGCTTCGGTGGCTGCGAAAGTTTTAGCGGTTGCTGCGAAAGTTTCTGCGGAAACTGCTGAGACAAATGCCGCCAACAGTGCAACCACTGGGGCGAGCCAAGTAACTCTGGCTACCGCTCAAGTTACCCTCGCTACGGCACAAAAAGTCATTGCGACAAC